AGATGCGTACCAGAAAGAAGAAACTGGTGGATCCATTACAGTTTGAGATGAGCATACAGGCGGAAGACCTGTCCGGTTATGTCCCGGCTTTTGGCTGGGAGATGGCACCGCCTTCTGATAAACAGAAACAGGAGCTGGAAAAGAGAGGGATCCTTCCGGATGAGATCGACAATGCAGGAAAGGCAAACCTGATCCTGGACCGCCTGCATAAACGGCAGGAGGAAGGGCTTACCACACCGAAACAGATCCGGTGCCTGGAAAAATATGGTTTCCAGCATGTAGGGACATGGACGTTTGAGGCAGGAAAGAACATGATCGACCGGATCGCTGCGTGCGGCTGGAGAGGAGCCCCAAGAGGTGTGGACCCAAGAAATTATGTACCTGAAAATTAAGGAGTAAGCAGGAAATGGAAAGAAGCCAGTATGACCTGTTGGAGGTCTTAGATCATATAGAGCCGGCTGAATTGGATTACCAGCAGTGGCTGAATATCGGCATGGCCCTGGACCTGGAAGGATATAGCGTGGATGTATGGGACAACTGGAGCCGGAGAGATCCCGGCAGGTATCATCCTGGGGAATGCCAGAAAAAATGGAAGGGATTTAAGGGAAATGGCTCCCCCGTGACCGGTGGGACGATCGTCCAGTATGCCAGGGAACAGGGGTGGACGCCGCCCTATGATCCGGGGCATGCCCTGGGCTGGGAAGATACCATTTCCAGTGAGGAAGGAGTGTTCATTGACCGGAACTGGGTGGAAGGAAAAGAGGTACGGGAACCGGCCCGATTTGACCCCGCCAAGGAACTGATCCGGTATCTGGAGACCCTGTTTGAAGCAGGGGAGAATGTAGGCTATGTGGTAAAGAGCTGGCAGAAGGATGATAAATGGCTCCCTGCAGATAAGGGATCCTTTGACCGCACTGCAGGACAGCTGATAGAAGCACTTTCTGCCTGTGGCGGTGATATCGGCAGTGTCCTGGGGGATTATGATCCTCAGGCTGGTGCCTGGATCCGTTTTAACCCGCTGGATGGAAAGGGAGTAAGGAACGACAACGTGACAGACTTCCGTTATGCCCTGGTAGAGTCAGACAGCATGGAGATCGACAAGCAGCATGCGCTGATCCGGGAACTGGAACTTCCTGTGGCATGCCTGGTCCATTCCGGAAAGAAGAGCCTCCATGCCATTGTAAAAGTAGATGCCGCAGACTATGGGGAATACCGCAAGCGTGTGGACTATCTCTATGATATCTGCCGCAAGAACGGCCTGGAGATCGACCAGCAGAACCGGAACCCGTCCAGACTGTCCCGTATGCCAGGTGTGCTGCGTGGAGAGAATAAGCAGTTCCTGATCGACACCAACATCGGAAAGGAAAGCTGGGCTGAATGGAAGGAATGGATCGAGTCAGTCAATGATGACCTGCCGGATCCGGAAAGCCTGGAAGATGTATGGGACAACCTGCCGGAACTGGCCCCGTGTCTGATCGAAGGGGTGCTGCGCCAGGGACATAAGATGCTGATCGCAGGGCCCTCTAAGGCGGGTAAATCCTTTTTACAGATAGAAATGTGCATTGCCATTGCAGAGGGCCGTAAATGGCTGTCCTGGCAGTGTTCACAGGGGCGTGTGATGTATGTGAACCTGGAACTGGACAGGGCAAGCTGCCTGCACCGTTTCAGGGATGTTTACCAGGCGATGGGGATCCGTCCGGAACACCTGGATAACATTGATATATGGAATTTAAGAGGCAAGTCCCGGCCTATGGATAAACTGGCGCCCATGCTCATCCGCAGGGCTTCCAAGAAGAATTACATTGCCATCATCATCGATCCGATCTACAAGGTCATCACAGGTGATGAGAACAGTGCAGACCAGATGTCCAATTTCTGTAATCAGTTCGATAAGGTCTGCACGGAGCTGGGCGTGGCCGTGATCTACTGCCATCACCATTCAAAAGGCAGCCAGGGCAGCAAGAAGTCCATGGACCGTGCTTCCGGTTCCGGTGTATTTGCCCGCGATCCAGATGCAATGCTGGATATGATCGAGCTGGAACTGTCCGAAGAGGCTCTGAAACAGGAAGAGAATAAAGCTGTATGTGAAGCGTGCAAACAGTATCTGGACTCCCATTTTAAATGGGAAGATGACCTGTCCCAGGATGATCTTTGCAGCAGTTACCAGATGCTCAATTACTGCGAAAACAAGCTGGATGTGTGGCAGTGGGCAAACCTTCAGAAGATGGTGGAAGCAGCCAGGATAAGGGCCAGGAGCGTTACAGCGTGGCGTATTGAAGGAACTTTAAGAGAGTTCCCGAAGTTTCCGGCAGTCAATGCGTGGTTCAATTATCCAGTCCATACCATTGATCAGGTAGGGATATTGAGTGATATTGAGCCAGAGACGGAGAAACCGCTTTGGCAAAAGGCAACAGAAAAGAGAAAAGAACTGGCTCAAAAAGCGAAGGAAAAAAAGCTCAGTTCCTTTGAAGTAGAGTTTGCCAACATTGAATTTGAGGGCCGTGAGGTGCCTGCCCAGGAGCTTGCAGATAAACTTGATACATCATCAAGGACACTGCTTTCATGGTTAGGGGACAGCAATAAAAGGAAGAAAGATCTGGCAGATCATTATGAAAAATATCAGGGAGCTGATAACAAAATGTATATCAGAAGAAAGGAAAAACAGGGTGCGCCAGACCAGAAAAACGGCGCAGTCT